GATTTATTTTCGTAATTAATTAAACAAAATTTATGGCAAAAAGTAAGAGCTCACTGAGTGAGGTGGTAAGCAATTCGCTTAACAAGACATTTGATCTGTCTTCATTCAAAAAGAGCAAGTTTTTAGATCAATCAGTTAAATTCAAACCACAAAAATGGATTCAACTATCTAAAGCCTTCCAAGATGTCATTTCATTGCCTGGTATTCCGATGGGCCACATAACACTATTACGTGGTCACTCGGATACGGGTAAAACAACAGCAATGCTAGAAGCAGCTGTAGCAGCACAAAAGATGGGTGTATTACCTGTTCTTATTGTAACTGAGATGAAATGGAATTGGGAGCATGCACAACAAATGGGATTCGAAATGGAACCAGTTGTTGATGAAACAACAGGCGAAGTTACAGATTACAAAGGATTTTTCCTATATGTAGATAGAGGTTCACTAAATACAATTGAAGATGTAGCAGCATTCATAGCTGATCTATTAAGTGAACAAGCGCAAGGTAAATTACCATTTAATTTATTGTTCCTATGGGATTCAGTAGGATCTATACCATGTAGATTGTCAGTTGAATCAAATAAAAACAATAATGAGTGGAATGCAGGTGCTATGTCTCAGCAATTCGGTAACTTTATCAATCAGAAAATTGTATTGTCACGTAAGGAAAATCAACCATACACTAATACAATGGTATGTGTTAATAAGGTATGGGTTGCAAAACCAAATTCCCCAATGGAACAACCTAAGATGAAGAATAAGGGTGGTGATACAATGTTCTTTGATTCGTCTTTAGTAGTAACATTTGGTAACATATCAAATAGTGGTACTAGTAAAATTAAAGCAACTAAAGATGGTAAAGATGTTGAATTTGCTAAACGTACTAAAATATCAGTAGATAAAAACCACGTTACAGGTGTACAAACGAAAGGTACAGTAACAATGACAGTACATGGTTTTATTGATGATGATAAGAAAGCAATTGACGCATATAAGAAAGAACATTCCAAAGATTGGTTATCAATATTAGGAACAGATTCATTCGATATTGTTGAAGAAGATGAAATGAAAGAAAATTTTGGTGAAATAAATCTAGTAGATGTTGAAGAATAAATACGCAAACATACTGTCCCAAGTCAACAATGATCAACGTGGAGTCTCAGACTCCATTTTGATTGTTGATGGACTGAATACATTTCTCAGAGCATTCACTATGATAAACCATATAAATCCAGAAGGCCATCACATTGGTGGTCTAACTGGGTTTTTAAAATCAGTTGGTTATGCTATCAAAATGATAGATCCAACTAAGGTTATATTAGTGTTTGATGGAGCGGGTGGTTCAAACAACAAACGAAACTTATATCCTGACTACAAAGCAAATCGTAATAAGAATCGTATGACTAACTATTCTATCTTTAGTAATAAAGAAGAAGAAACAGAGTCTATAAACAATCAGATGGCAAGATTAATTCAGTATCTTCAATGTCTACCAGTATCAATGATTTGTATAGATGGAATTGAAGCTGATGATACAATTGGTTATTTAGTTGGTAAATTTGAGAAATTCGATGCTACTAAAGAGGTAACTATAATGTCTGCTGATAAGGACTTTTTACAATTAGTATCTGATAAGGTTAGAGTATATTCTCCAGTCAAAAAGAAAATATACAAACCAAAAGATGTGATTGATGAATTAGGTGTTAGCTGTTACAACTACATCAACTATAAAATATTGATGGGCGATGCATCAGATAATTTACCTGGTATTGATGGTTTAGGACCTAAGAAAACATTAAAAATGTTTCCTGAATTAGCAACAGACACACCAACAACATTAAATGAAATGTTAGAAAAGTGTGTTAATAAAGTAGATGAACATGAGTTATATGGTCGTATTATTGAGCGTAAACATCAATTAGAAATTAATAGTAAACTAATGAATTTGCAGACAATACCACTCTCAGACGCTAACATAGAACAAATACAATCTAGTTTTAAAGCGCCTTATGAATTGAATTCACATATGTTTATGCAAATGTATACTGTAGATCACTTAGGGGAATCAATACCTAACACATCAAATTGGTTAAATCAAGTTTTTGGACCTTTAAATAGTATTAAATAATAGTTATGACAACATTAAGTAAATTAAATCAGTATGGAAACGCGTTTCAGGTAAAAGTACTAGGCGCATTACTAACACAACGAGATTTCCTATTAAACATTGCTGATTCATTAGACAGTGAATATTTTGAATCGCAAGCACATAAATGGACAATCGAGTATATAATAAAATATTTTAACCTATACCACACATATCCAACTATAGAAACACTATCAATTGAAATTAAAAAGATTGATAACGAAGTATTAAGAATATCACTTACAGATTCACTACGTGAAGCATATAAAATGTCTGATGTTAGTGATTTGGAATGGGTTGAAAAAGAATTTAGCGATTTCTGTAAGAACCAACAAATGAAGAAAGCCATTATGACATCAGTAGATTTACTCAATATGGGTGATTATGATGGAATTAGAGGTTTGATTAATGATGCAATGAAAGCAGGCGAAGATAAAAACGTTGGTTTAGATTATAATGTAGATATTGAAACAAGATATCGTGATGATGATAGACGTGTTATTCCATTCCCATGGAAAACATTTAACGATCTTACACAAGGTGGATATGGTAAAGGTGATTTAGTATTACTATTCGGTAATCCAGGTGGTGGTAAATCATGGGGTGTAATGGCGATGGGTGCTTATGCAGCAGCATTAGGATATAACGTAGTACACTACACATTAGAGTTAGCAGAAGGATATGTTGGTAAACGTTACGATGCTATATTCTCAGGTATTGATGTTGATAAATTAAAAGATCATCGTACTGAGGTAGAAGAATCAATTAAGAAAGTAAAAGGTAAGATTATGGTTAAGGAATATGCTCCAAAACGAGCATCACTAGACACAATCGAAGCACATATACAACAATTAAAGCATCAGAATGAGTTTGAACCAGATATGATCATTATTGATTATCTAGATTTGCTACGCACCAAAGGTAGAAAAGAACGTAAAGACGAGATTGATGACGTTTATACTGATGCTAAAGGATTAGCTAAAGAATTAGGTATTCCTATTGTATCACCATCACAAGCAAATAGAACCGGGGCTGAAGAAGGTATTTTACAAGCGAAAAATGCGGCTGGCTCTTATGACAAGATAATGATTGGAGACATAATTATCTCATTAGCTCGCGGCCGTAAAGACAAAGTTAATGGTAGTGGAAATTGGCATATAATCAAAAATAGGTATGGTGCTGATGGATTAACATTCGGTTCTAAAATTAGTACATCAAACGGCTATATCGATATATATGATCAACCACTTGATGATGAAGCGTTTGAAACTAATTCAAAAGGCAATAATAAACAAACAAATCAGTTCTCAGAAGTAGGAGTAGAAGATAGGTACGTTCTTCGAAGTAAGTTTGCTAAATTTGAGGAGGAAGCATAGATTGCATTATATTTATAACTACAAAATCAGTAATTATGTTAATAGTAAAACGTTATACTGCAACATGGTGTCAACCATGTAAGCAGCTCGCTCCCGTATTTGAAGCTTTACAAAGCGAAATACCAGAAGTTCAATTTCAAACTATTGACGTAGATATGAGTAGAGATGAAGCACTAGCAAAAGGTATTTCATCAGTACCAACAGTTATATTCGAAAAAGATGGACAACAAGTCTATCGTTTTAGTGGGGTATTACCCAAATCAGTTATAGCAGGAGCTATTAAACAACATATATAAACAAATTTAATTTTTAATCAAAAATGAACGTAGAACAAAGTATTCTTAGTGACATCACCGTCTACATGAAGTACGCCAAGTACAACCCAGGCCAGAAGCGCAGAGAAACATGGGAAGAATTAGTAACAAGAAATAAACAAATGCACCAGGAAAAATTTCCTCAATTGCATGATGAAATTGAAAAAGTATATAAGTTAGTATATGAAAAGAAAGTACTGCCTTCAATGCGCTCTCTCCAGTTTGCTGGAAAACCCATTGAACTTAATAATACTCGTATATTTAATTGTTCTTTTCTTCCTATCGATGATTGGAGGGCATTTAGTGAAATAATGTTCCTATTATTATCAGGAACAGGAGTAGGATATAGTGTACAAACTCACCATGTAGATAGCCTACCTGAAATTACAGTACCAGTAAAGCATAAGCGCTATTTAGTTGGTGACAGTATTGAAGGATGGGCAGACGCAGTAAGAATGTTATGCAAAGCGTACTTCACAGGCGGGGCGCTACCATTATTTGATTTTAGAGATATCAGACCAAAAGGAGCTCAATTGATTACTGTAGGTGGTAAAGCACCTGGTCCTGAACCATTAAAAGAATGTTTATTTCAATTACAAAAGATTCTTGATCGTAAACAAAACGGTGAGAAATTAACATCATTAGAAGCACATGATATGGCTTGTCATATTGCAGATGCAGTACTAAGTGGTGGAATTAGAAGAGCAGCATTAATCGCATTATTTAATTTAGATGATGAAGAAATGTTGACTTGTAAGTTTGGTAATTGGTGGGAACAAAATCCACAACGCGGCCGCTCAAACAATTCAGCTGTAGTAATGCGCCATAAAATTGATGAAGAAGAATTCTTTAAATTATGGAAGAAAATTGAATTAAGTGGATCAGGTGAACCAGGTATCTATTTCAGCAACGATAAAGATTGGGGAACAAACCCATGCTGTGAAATCGCTTTACGTCCATTTCAATTCTGTAATTTATGTGAAGTAAATGTTAGTGATGTAGTTGATCAAGCGGATTTAAACGCTAGAGTAGAAGCAGCAGCATTCATAGGTACATTACAAGCAGCATATACTGATTTTCATTACTTAAGAGACATATGGCGTAAAACAACTGAAAAAGACGCTTTATTAGGTGTTGGAATGACAGGTATTGGATCAGGTGCTGTATTAGGGTTAGATTTAAAATCAGCTGCTGATTTAGCTAAAAATGAAAATGCTCGTATTGCTGAGATAATTGGTATTAATAAAGCAGCTCGTGTTACTACTGTAAAACCATCAGGTACATCATCATTAGTATTAGGTACATCAAGTGGTATTCACGCTTGGCACAACGACTATTATATCAGACGTATTAGAGTAGGTAAGAATGAAGCAATATACACTCACTTAGCAATTCATCATCCTGAATTAGTAGAAGATGATTTCTTCAAACCAACAATACAAGCAGTAATTTCAGTACCACAACGTGCACCAGAAGGATCTATATTGAGAACTGAAAACGTTATTGATATGTTAGAGCGTGTCAAGAAATTCAACACACAATGGGTTAAAAAAGGACATCGCAAAGGAGCAAACACAAATAACGTATCAGCAACTGTATCAATTCAAGAACATGAATGGGAACAAGTAGGTAAATGGATGTGGGAAAATAAAGAAACATTCAATGGTTTATCAGTATTACCTTATTTTGGAGGTAGTTATACTCAAGCACCATTCGAAGATATTACTAAAGAAAAATTTGATGAATTAGTAACACATTTACATGGTCTTGATTTAAGTAAAGTAGTAGAATTTAATGATAATACAGCATTAGCTGAAAGCGCTGCTTGTGGAGGGAATGGATGTGAAATCGTCTAAATTAGTAGAAGGTATTCACTACATAATAAATGAGGATGGTAGGGTCGTATTTACGGCCCTATACCTCATTCAACAAGGGAAATGTTGTGGAAATGGTTGTAGTAACTGTCCTTACTTTCCTAAACATACTAAAGGAAATTTGGTTTTGGCAAAACAATAAATTAAATTTAAATATATGAATTTAGATCAATTAAAACAAGAAGCAGAAAACATCCAACAAGTAGATGTTACTAAATTATCTGCTGAGCAATTAGAAAGTTTAGTTGAAAAACTATCTAAAATGCTTGATATTAACGAATCGTTTCTCGAAGAAACAAAATCAGAATTAGAAGAAATTAAAACAGAAGAAGATGAATCAGACAGTGAATGATATTGTAACAATTGTAGGAGTATTAATTTTAGCAATCCTATTACTTGGTGGCCCATTAATGCTACTATGGGATTGGCTAATGCCAACACTATTTGGCCTACCAGAAATTACATTCTGGCAAGCATGTGGTTTACAGCTATTAGCAACATTACTATTTAAACCAACATCATTAAAAACAAATAAAGATTAATATGTTTCAATCAACAAAGTTATTTGATGGATACAGTACTGTATTCCGTCAGTGGAAAGCTGAAGGGACACACTGTCGCTTTTTACATGGATATGGAGTATCATTCAGAGTATGGTTCGAAGGCGAACTAGACGAACGCAATTGGGTTTGGGATTTCGGAGGCATGAAACGTGCCAAAGGAACTATCGATGGTATGAATCCTAAAGCATGGATGGATTATATGTTTGATCACACTACAATAGTAGCAGAAGATGACCCAGGTATTGGTGGATTTAAAACAATGGATCAACTTGGAATTATCCAATTAAGAATTATACCAGCTACTGGAGCAGAACAATTTGCAAAATATATCTTTGAAAAACTAAATACGTTTGTTCAAGAAGAAACGAGTGGTAGAGTAAAAGTAGCTCGTGTTGAATTTATGGAACACGCTAAAAACACTGCTATATATGAAGCGTAAAAAACCAGACCTAGTAGTCTGGGATGAAGAGCGCGGATATTACCCAAGAGAATTAACATACGGTAGTAATTTAGGAGCACCAGCAATACAAGCAGACAATGTTGATGGATGGAAGCTAGCAAAGATAAAGGACGTAAATAATGACTTTGAAGCTAGATACAATGAATTAATAGCTGAGGCACGAAAACTTAAAAACGAGTATGAGTGGAATGAACTTATCTATACTAAAGTAAAGTATAACTTTCAACCAACAGTAGGTCATGTTTATCACTTATATTCTAAAGATGATGAAAGTATGTTTCTATCAATTATAGAACCAAGCAGTTGGAATATGAAACATATAGCAAGTTTTAAATTAGATTCAACAAATAAATGGATTAAAATATGAAAGTTTCGCATGAACTACCATTATCACTAATGCATAATGGTTATGAATGGAATGATTATGATTATTGTCTACCGCATCTATTAGACAAGTATCTACAATATAGAATATATTTTCAAAAAGCTAGTTTAGATAATCGTTTTATTATTATGGATAATGGATTATTTGAAGGAGTAGAACACACAACAGAAGATTTAATTGAAAAAATTAATTTAATTATCCCTGATGTGTTTATAGTACCAGATGCTTGGAATGATTCATCAAAAACACTCCGTAATGCTAAAGAATGGATGAATAACCATATATATAGAATACCAGATGGTGTTAACTTAATGGCTGTATGCCAAGGAGAATCATTGGGTGAATTAATAATAACATACCAAACATTATTAGATTTAGGTTATACACATATCGCATTTAATCATTCAAGTATTGCATACCAAAATCACTATTCAGTAATTGGAAGTAGAAAACCTCTACATGCATCAATGTATGGTAGAATGGAGCTTATTAGACAATTAGTTCAAACAAATACAATAAATAAAAAAGTTTATCATCATTTATTAGGTTGTTCATTACCACAAGAATTTATGTCATATAAAGATTGGTCATTTATTCAATCATGTGATACATCAAATCCAATTTTAGTTGGAGCTGAGGGTATTCGTTATGATGAAAATGGTATTGATTGGAAACCAAAAGAAAAACTTGAATTTTATTTTGAAAAAGATTTGAATGGCAAAATAGATGATATTATATTTAACGTACAAAAATTTAAACAATATGTCAAATAATCAAGTAGAAATGTTATCATTGTATGACTATTTAGGTCGTGCAGCAGGAAAAAAATTAGGCGAACAAGTAGCAGCGTATGCTAAGCTTAGAAAAGCAAGATTTGGAACCAAATCAGTTAGTAACCCCGCTTATCAAGGTCACGTAATGGTTTACACTAAAAGATTCTTAGATGAATGCTTTAATGCTAAAAAGGTATTCACACCAGTACAAGAAGATTTAACAGAAATTAACACACAATTAGCAAACGACACTTTACCATTTTAATTATGAAGCAAGCAGTATTATCATTATCAGGCGGTATGGATAGTAGCACGTTACTATTACACTTATTGGCTACAAACCATAAAGTAACCGCATTATCATTTGATTACGGACAAAAACACCGTATTGAATTACAACGTGCACAACAATTAATTGAATATATTAATGGTATTCTATTAGAAGCAGGTAAACCATTAGTAAGATATCAAACAATTCGTTTAGATGGTCTATCAGATTTACTCCATTCATCATTAGTAACAGGTGGAGCCGATGTTCCAGAAGGTCACTATGAGCAATCTAATATGAAGGAAACAGTAGTACCTAATCGTAATAAAATATTTAGTTCATTAATTCAAGCAGTAGCATTATCAATAGCAACTAGAGATGAAAAACAAGAAGTAGCTATTGCGATGGGTATTCACGCAGGTGATCATGCTATTTATCCTGACTGCAGACAAGAATTCAGAGATGCTGATATGGAAGCGTTTAAAACAGGTAATTGGGATAGTGAATTAGTATACCATTACACCCCATTCTTAGATGTTACCAAGTTTGAAATATTAAAACACGGTTTAGATTGCTGCGATCAATTAGGATTTGATTTTGATGAAGTATATTCTCGTACAAATACAAGTTATAAACCAATTCAATTCCAAACACCAGTGGGACCAAGATGGTACAGTGATTATAAATCAGCATCATCAGTAGAACGTATTGAAGCATTTATCAAATTAGGCCGTAGAGATCCAGTTGCATATGCTGATGAAGCAGGTCCAGTTAAATGGGAAGTAGCTAAATCCCATGTAGAACAAGTATTAGCTGAACATATTTCGTAAACAAAACCCCAAATATAGTTATGAGTTATCAAACTAAGGTACGTGCGAACTACCTAAACCGCACAGCAAAATTGTCATTTTTCACTCACAGACAAAAGAATGGTGATTTGACAAGACTATCAGACGAAACAGGTTACTCAGTTAGCCACTTGTCTAACGTAGTTAACAGAAGACGTAGAGTAAATAACACAGTTGCTAACGCAATGTATAATTTGACTCGCAGACGTCAAAAGAATGCTGAGTACGCTAATGCGTAATCTCCCAAACCCTAACATCTCTGTTGAAAGGCAGAGATGTTTTTTTAATTTCGACCAAAAATAAAGATATTATGAGTAAAATAGATCCAAATAAATTATTAATTAGTAGTGATTTTTATTCCGTTCAAGGAGAAGGTATATCAACAGGAGTACCATCCTACTTCGTTCGCTTAGGTGTATGTAACCTAACTTGCGGTATGAGTAGAAAATTCACTAACGCTTTATTAAAAGAAGCATCATTAGCCGATGGTGAAATATTCAAAGGCGATTTAGAATTAGAAGGTAAAGCAACTTGGACTTGCGATAGTACATCACAGTGGTTATGGAGAGGTGAAGATAAAGAATTTCAATATCTAATTGATAGATGGAAAGAACAGGATATCTATGAAGATATTAAGAACGGCACTATCCACATCATTTGGACTGGTGGTGAACCTACAATCAAAGGACATCAGGAAGCTATTGTTAATTTCTTTAAATATTGGAAATCAGTAGATCCATCTATTAAAAAAATCATATCAGGTGGTTTAGTAATGACTGATCAAGTAACAGCATATAGTGAAATAGAAACAAATGGTACAGTAGTAATTGATTACCCACTATCAATTTACATTGATCAAATCAACTGCTCACCAAAGCTATCTAACTCAGGTATGACTGAGAAACAACGTATCAACCCAGACGCGATTAAGCGCATAATGGACCATTCCAATTACACTTTTAAATTTGTTATTAGCAATGAAGAAGATATTAAAGAATTATTCCGTGACTTTGTCGTACCATTTAGCATACCTCTTACCAACGTGGTTTGTATGCCGGGACTAGATAGTCAAACTGATTTTCATGAGCGTACTCAATTTGTATTGGAGATGGCTAAGAAATATAGATTTAGAGGCTTAACAAGATTACACATTTCGGCTTGGGATAAAACATTAAACGTATAGTGGAAATCAAAAAAATTACATATGACGAAGTAGAATCTGAATTTAAAACCATTAAACCAGATCTATTAGATAAGCATGCTACATACTATGGATGTTTTATAAAAACTGAATTAGTAGGAATAGTATCGTATGTAGAACATCATTCTGTAATTTATCTATGTCATGCATTTGTAAAAGAATCTCATCGCAGTAAAGGTATTTATAAATTACTTTGGAACTACCGTGATTCAAAAATTAAAGAAACAGATAAAGCAATATATGCCCACTGTAATACAGATAGCTTAAAGTATTTCATTAACAATGGGTATCAAATAGAAAAAGCATTATTCAAAGTAGTAAAAAAATAATATGGCACAAGTAATAGCAACAGCATTCCTAGTAGCAATAATAATAGGAGTAGTAAAAATGGTATTTGACGTTCAAATGGCAAAATTTAAACGTTTTCTCGGACACTTTTTAAAATAAAATAAATAAATAAATAATGAAGTTACTAACTAAATCAAATGGTAGTTTAGCTCGTACACCAGAAGAAGTAGAGCAAATGATAGAAAAAGCAGCAGTAGCGTATGGTGAATTCCTTAACGCAGTAGGATTCGATTATACAGCTGATAGACAAACAGTAGATACACCACGTCGTGTTGCTAAAGCATGGTTAAAGGATCTGATCGTAGGTTCAGTAACAGATGAACCAAACATCACAGTATTTCCTAATGATGATGGTTATGATGGATTAGTAATTCAATCAGGTATTCCTATCGTTAGTATGTGTGCACATCATAACTTAGCATTTACAGGATATGCTACATTAGCATATGTTCCAGGTGAGAATGTAATCGGTTTATCTAAATTAAATCGTATTGTTGAATGGTTCAGTCGTAGACCACAAATGCAAGAATCACTAACACAACAAATACATGATTATCTAGCAACTAAAATGGATTGTCCATCTGTAGCAGTTAGTATTGCTTGTAAACATACATGTTGCTCACATAGAGGTATTAAACATCCATCTGTAATGACTACAAATAAATTCAGTGGTGTGTTTATGGAAAAAGATAATTTAATTCGTGAAGAATTCTTACACGCAATTGAAGTTAATGGAACTAAAATGAAATAATATGCAACCAAAAGAAAGTAAATCAAACAGACACTTCAACATCAGTATGGTTAAATCTGCAGTTAGAATAGCAGCATATACAATGTTAGCATTCGGTTATCTATGGATGGCTGGATTAGTATTAATCATAGCTGAAGGATTGGGAGTGGCAGAAGAAATATAATAAATTATAAAATATGTTAAACGCACAACAAATATTAGACGAAGGTCTATTAAGATTAGAACACGCACAAGGTAAACCAGCACAAGTTGGATTTGACCTAACACTTAAACAAGTGAATGAAGTTGGAATGCAAAACCAATATGAAAACTTTAAAATTGGTAAAGTATTAAAAGATTCAACTCAACTTACCACCTATAAACCATATCCACTAATAAGTCTAGAAGGCAATACAGGATGGATGTTATACCCAGGTGTATATGATATTACATTCAACGAAGGATGTAAATTACCATCTAACAGAGTAGCATTCATCAAACAACGTTCATCATTGTACCGCAATGGGGCAATCATTAATAGCCCAGTATTCGATCCCGGATTTGAAACTGAATTTATGGGTACATTAATCTATGTTTATAGAACAATATTCATTGAAGAAAATGCTCGCGTAGCACAAATATATTTCCACGAATGTGAAGCTGCAGAGCTCTATAATGGCCAATGGCAGGGCGACAAACAACGTACTCAACAATAAAAAACACACGCCTTCCCACCAAGAACAATGGCTCCTCATTTGAGGGGCTTTTGCTTTGGCAAAATATATTTTTTATCTTTGAATTATGTACCAATCAATATACTACGACCGATCTACCTACACCTATCATCTACGTGATGATGAGAAAGGCTGGTTAGATTTCAAATACACCCCCGAACTATACCAAATAACATCTAATGGTCCATTAGAGACATTAGATGGTAAACGCGCTAAACCAATCGACAAATACGAATGGCGCGACACTTCCCTATACGAACAAGACGTTGATAAATGTACACGTGTACTGATTGACCTGTACAAGGATAGTGATGAAGGTCCCAAGCAACACAATATAGTTTACTTCGATATTGAGTGTGAAATTGGTGGAACACTAACGAGCGACTATATTAAGTCTGCTCCTATGAAGATGACATCAGTAGCATTGTATGATAATACAATGCAAAAATGGTATTGTCTAATATTGGATGAAAAGAATCAACTGAATAATACAGTTGAAGATAATAAAGAAATAAGACGCTTTAATACTGAAGCAGACATGCTACTTGATTTCCTCAACCTATGGGAATATATAGATCCAACCATCATCTCAGGATGGAATAGTGGATTCTTCGATGTACCCTACACTTACTATAGAATGTGTAATGTATTAGGTAAAGAACAAGCAGAACGTCTATCCCCACTACGCAAATTGAATTTCACTGAATGGGATACAGCACAACCAATTGAATTAGGTGGTATTAATCATCTGGATTACATGTTACTATTTAAAAAGTACATTGTAAAACAAGAACCATCATATAAATTAGGTGACATAGGTGAAAAATATGTTAAATTAAGTAAAATAGAATATGAAGGATCATTAGATAAACTATTTCAAACAGACATAAATAAATTCATTCAGTATAATCTGCGTGACGTTGAGATCATTATTGAATTAGAGAAGAAACTTAAATTTATTGATCTAACAGTCGCTATCTGTCATCTATGTCACGTACCATATGAGCAAATCTACTTATCAACAGTACTGAATGATGGAGCTATATTGACGTATCTCAAACGTCAAGATATAGTATCACCAAATAAACCAACAACAATAAATCCAGCACTAAGAGAATCTACTAGTGATGATTATGCTGGTGGCTACCTAAAGGATCCTATTCCTGGATTGTATCAATGGGTTATTGATTTGGACTTTACATCACTCTATCCCTCTATCATTCGCTCACTCAATATTGGCATTGAAACATTAATAGGTCGTATTGTTAATACAGGTAAATACGATAATCAATGGACATATGCTGAATTAGTAGATATGGACCAAGATCAAATGGTTACTATTGAGAAGCTAAATGAAAACTTCACTACATCACGTACACAGGTCACTGTAGGTAAAATAGTAAAGATGATTGAATCTAATAAATGGATTACAGCAGCATCAGGCGCAATATTCAGAACAGATAAATCATCAGTAGTGTGTGAAGTATTAACTGATTGGTTCAATAAGCGTAAGCACTATAAAAAACTAATGTCCGAAGCATATAAGAAAGGTGATGCTACATTAGGTGAATACTATAATAGATTACAACACGCCTACAAGATTAAATTAAATGACGTTTATGGCTGCTACGCTATTAATGGATGGCGCTATACAGACGGACATAAAATGATATCATCGGCTATTACATTAACTGGACAACGTGTAACACAAGAATCTATCAAATTCTGTAATAAATGGATGAATAGTAAATTACAAACAGATGATATTGATTACGTTGTAACATCAGATACCGATTCACTATTCATACAAGTAAAAGATCTATTAGTTGCTAGAGGTATTGATTTAAAAGATAGAGAGGCATGTATTAAAGCAACACTAGAGGCAGCAACCGAAATACAAAAAGCAGCAAACATATTCATAGGTGAATTTGCAAAGAAATCATTTAACATCCCAGGTGATCGTGATCATTACTTCGAATTAAAGCAGGAAGTAGTAATTGAACGTAGCTACCACTCAGGTAAACGTCGTTACGCTATGCTTATTGTAAATAAGGAAGGTGTAGATACTGAAGAGATGATTATGATGGGATTAGATCTAATGAAATCAAATATGCCTCCACTATATAAGAAATTCGGACAGAACTTATTGAAAGATATAATGTCAGGTAAACCTAAAGCAGAAATCGATAAACAAATCATTGATTTCAAATCATCATTAGATAAGATGGATTGGAATGATTTAGCAAAACCAACAGGCGTTAAACAAATCAATTCATATATTGCCAAGCGCCCTGCACCAGGTGAAATATTCAGTGAATTTAAATTAAAAGCACCAGTTAATACAAAGGCTGCGGTGGTTTTTAACGATCTACTCAAATTCAAACGATTAGACAAGAAATACCCACTATTCACAGAAGGCGATAAGATGAAATATGTATCATTGAAGCCCAATCCATTCAATATTGACGTAATCGGTTTTAGAGGTATCGATGATCCTGAATTTATCGTTGAATTTATTGAAAAATATGTAGATAGAGAAGATGCATTCAATTCAGTATTATTAAATAAACTAACTGGTGTGTTTGAAGATATTGGATGGGATTTCCCGGTACTAAACGCAAAAATAACGCGCTTTTTTAAATTTTAGTATATTTATTGTAAACGATAAATATGCAAATATACTTAGTAACTAATTTAATTAATGGTAAAAAATATCTTGGAAAAGATGTAAGAAATAGAAAACACTACTTAGGAAGTGGAACTGTTTTAAGAAAGGCTATTAAAAAATATGGTAGAGATAATTTTAAAAAAGAAATTATAGAAGAACATAACGATGAAAATAAACTAAAAGAAAGAGAAGAGTATTGGTTATTATTTTATGATGCCGCTAATAATATTAATTTCTATAATAGAATAAATAAATCAAATGGTGCTCCTAAAGGTAGAAAAATAACACAAAAAACTAGAAATAAAATATCTAAATCATTATCTGGGAAACCTAAATCAGAAGAACATATTCAAAAAATAAAAGATAGAAAAATTACAGAAGATACTAAACAAAAAATGTCTTTAGTTAAAAAAGGTAAAACTTCTAATAATCCTAAAAAATCAATACTACAATATGATAAACAGGGTAATTTTATTAAAGAATGGCCTAGTATAACAGAAGCAAATGAATATGTAAGTGGAGATATAGGGGCAGCAGTACGAGGTAAACAAAAAACAGCAGGAGGATTCATGTGGGGTGAGAAATAGATATTTATTAACATATATTAACAAATTCTTTAAATTTATGTAATGATTAAACTAACTGATATATTGGAAAATATAAATTTAGATGATATATCTAAAGCTAAATCATTTAAAGAAATACCACCTAATTTGAATTTAATATCTAGTAGAGGCACAACTAGAAATGTATACGAATATAATGATAAGTATATTTTAAAAATAGCAAAAAATAATAAGGGAATAGAACAAAATAAAAAAGAAATAGAAAATTTAACTAAATATAATTCTCCTTTATTCCCCCAATTAAAAAAATATGATAAGGAGAATTATAGATATATGATAGTTGAAAAAGTTAACGATTTTAAAACTGGTAAAGATTTTTATAAAAATATGTTTCCTGAGTTTGAAGATATATATCTTAACTTTAGAAAATTCTATGACAAATATCATCAAACATATTATATCCCGGATTACAATGCTGGAACAAAATTTAATTTTTATACTAATGAACTTTTTAAATCTTATTTAAAAGATGAATCTATATATTTTATCTCTCGAATAGAATTTGATAAGTTATATAACCAAAATAAAGATTTATTTTCATCTAATAGAAGAAAATTTTATTCTCTTGCTCCTGAAAATCAAACTATAGTTTTTATGACTTCTGAAGATATTAATAATATTTTAAACAATAATACAAATGCTCAGAGTATGAAAGAACTATATAAATCGGGTTATTATTCAAGTGACTTACATTGGAAAAATTTTGGATATGTTGATAAACAATTAAAAATGATAGATTTAGGGTTATAAATTACGTATAATACATTAACAAATTCTTTAAATTTATGTAGCAATGATTCGTCACACTCTCCATCCAAACCAATTAAGAGTAGATACAACAATTAAAATTATTGAAGCAGATGGGACCGAGACGATTGCTCCTGTAGTAGTATTAGTTAATTTATCTAAAATAGATAATAAACAACAGTATAATATATATAAAATAACAAGCCGTTTATTTAATAAAGAATTTACATTAGATAGACGCAATTTCGTTCCAAAGAAACCATGGTATAAATTTTGGTAAATTATGATTAAACTAATAGACTTATTAAAAGAAAATAATGATATACCTGGCTTAGAAGTAATCAGAGACTGGGTAGTAGATGATTATAATGCTAATGTTGGGTATAATCCTAATACTAATATAAATCAACTTTTACAAGTACTACAACCATATAAAAAACAAGGTACAATTTATAGAGTAATATCTGTACCAAAAGATGAAACTGATATTAAAGATTATATCTTAAAAAATAAAACAGGCAGGTATACTTCTTTTTCTGATTATTTAAATGGTGTAAAATATTTTCTTCCATATACTGAAGGTGACCCATCAAAAAAATCAATTATAGTTTCTCAACAATCAGAATACTACAGCTTATCAGATTGGTATAATGATAATTTTGATAAATTAGAAGAATTATATAAAAATAATCCTGATGAATATTGGTGGATAGATACTAACCTTCCAGAAGTAAGTAATACAGGAGAAGCTATAGCTAAATTAAATAATGATTTTGAAGTAGTTGGTAAGTCAAAATAAAAGTTATATATTTAAGTTATGAAAAAATTATTCTTAGAAGACGTTATTGAAAAATACTACTTAGGTGGTCTAGTTGAACGTGTTAAAATACAAGTAACAGATAAAACACTAACCACTAAATTCATCTCAGCACAGAAAAATCTAGTAGGTGTATTAGAAGCACCAGGTATCACATTACCCGATTGCGAATTCGGAGTATATGACACATCTCAATTATTAAAGCTAATTGGTATTACTGATCACTTCCTAACATTAGATGTTGAAGCAAATAAAGGTATAGCTAATAAGCTATTAATTGCTGATAACGAGTATAATTTAGAATACGCATTAGCAGATACAATGCTGACACCAACAGTACCATCAATTGATGAACCAACATATCAAATGGTAGCTGATATTAATGCTGAATTTATTGCTAAATTCCTTAAAGCAAAGAAAGCATTAGGAACAGATGTATTCATTGTAGAGCAAGGTATAGATCATGAAGAAAAACAAGCAATGAAGTTTACATTAGGCGGTGTAGATAAACACACCAATAAAGTTAACTTCACATTACCTACATCATTATCATCAGTACCAGGAGCACAATTAAAATTCCCAATTGAAGAGTTCGGTCAAATATTAGCGGCTAATAAGGAACCAAAAACAGGTGTATTAAGCGTTAGCGAAGACGGATTACTAAAAATTGACTTTACTAATGAAGAAGATGTTAAAGCTACTTATCTTCTCGTTGGGAAGGAATAATCTCATATATGTATATACGAAATATAGGATACGACAGGTCCTAGTTATGAATTATATTAATTAACCGCTCACCTTCGGGGAGCAACAAAAACACAGGAGGTTTAAAATGACAACATTTCTAAAGGAATGGACAATGGATCCGTTCGACATCGTTTGGAAGAATCTATTCGATGCAAATTCAAACTACAACACAATCCAACACAAGATTAATTATCCCGTAGATATCTACGAAACAGAAAACGGGTTACGATTCGAACTTGCCGTAGTCGGTATTGACAAAGAGGAACTAGAAATTCAAGTAGAAGGAGATACACTAAGAATTCAACACGAAAATCAATTAGAAAATAGTGAACGAATATACCTACAAAGAGGTATAGCAAGACGTTCATTTGATTTAGCATGGAAAGTAGCATCTAAATTTGAATTAAGTAAATTAAATGCTAAGATGGATAAAGGATTGCTAATTATAGATATTCCTTATTCCGAATCTAAAGCATCAAAGAAAATATCTATTAAATAATCAATAATTTGATTATTGCTTTTAAATAAAGTTTTGTAAACTAAAAGACCTGTCGTATCTTATAGTTATGTCACATATTACAACACAAGTTATCCACACAAAGGCTAAGTATAACAGAAATGCTTATATGACTATTATTGGCAATCAAGTACATTTTGATTGCTCTGATGGTGAATATGGAGCTATTACTGTGAAACTAGATCAATTAGAAGAAGCAATTTTAGAACATAAAAACAAGTTAAACAATGCAGATAAAACCGCTACACAATCACGTCGTGATTAAGCAACAAGATGAAACAGAAACGATGTATGGAAACATCATTGTACCAGATGCTGGTAAAGAAAAACCATTAATGGGTGAAGTTATTGCAACTGGCCCTGGTATTATTAACATGAATGGAACATTAATTCCAAACGAAGTACCTGTAGGAGCTACAGTAGTATTTCCTGCGTTTGGTGGACAACGCATTACCATAGATGGTGAAGAATTCGTTGTATGTAAGGAACAAGATTTATTAGTAATTTTAGAAAATTAAAAACAAAATGAGTAAAATAATTAGTTTTAACAGAGAAGCAAAAGAAAAATTAAAAGCAGGTATTGACAAGGTCAATAACGCTGTATCAGTAACAATGGGTCCGTTTGGACGTAACGTATTGATTGAAAAAGAACATGGACAAGTAGCATCAACTAAGGATGGTGTGAGTGTAGCTAAAACAGTAATATTGGAAGATCCAATTGAAAATATGGCTGCAACAGTAATTAAGCAAGCAGCTGAAAAAACAGTAGATGCTGCTGGTGATGGTACAACAACCTCAACTGTTCTTGCGCATTCTATTGCGTCACAGGCGTTAGAAGCAACATCATATGCTTCAATAAACGCAACGCAAGTAAAGAAAGGTATTGAACAAGCAGTAAAATCAGTAGTGGAAGAACTGAAGAAAATGTCTGTTCCTGTAGCGGATGAAACACAAATCAAACAAATTGCTACATTATCCGCTAACGGCGATACTGAAATTGGTGAATTAGTAGCTACCGCTATTGAAAAAGTAGGTAGAGATGGAGTTGTTACAGTTGAAGAATCAAGAACAGGGGAAACATCACTTGAGGTAGTAGAAGGTATGCAATTTGATAGAGGTTATAAATCACCTTACATGGTAACTGATAATAATACTATGACGGCAGTATTGGATAATCCATTAGTATTGATTGTAGATAGTAGAATATCAACAGTAAAAGAACTATTACCTATTCTAGAATCAGTATCAACACAAAATAAATCATTATTGATTGTAGCTGAAGATATTGATGGTGAGGCATTAGCAACACTTATTGTAAATAAAATGAGAGGTATCTTGAAAGTAGCTGCTGTTAAAGCACCTGACTTTGGAGAGCGTAGAACATTGATCTTAGAAGACATAGCAACATTAACAGGTGGAACAGTAGTATCACACCAAAAAGGTATGAAGCTAGACAAATTCAATAAAGATTGGTTTGGTGAAGCTAGAACAATTACAGTAGGTAAAGACACAACTACAATCGTTGATGGTAAAGGTGATACAATAGAAATTGGAGCACGCATTACCGAATTGAAAAATCAAATCGACAACTCAGTATCACCATATGAAATTGAGAAATTACAAGAGCGTTTATCTAAAATGATTGGTGGAGTAGCTATCATTAATGTAGGTGGTGGAACT